GCTTCGCATTTATTGCGATACTTACAAACCGTTTCACAGTACCTTAGAACACACTGAACAACAACAAGTTAACACAAATATATACTACTATTTATTTAGTACTAACTATCGTTTAAATGATCCTAACGGCTCACATGGTCGCGTCATTGCAATTTGTTCAATCTTCTTGCGCACCACGTACGTATTGAATCCAATAGCCATGTACGTATCCTCGCTAATAGATAAGCGCATTACGGTGAACGTATCATTGTCGAGATAGTCCATATCATCACATGGTTCAACACCGCTGCCATCTCTCAACACACGTGAGATAAAATGCAGGTGACGTCCTTTAATTCTTTGAATGCTCATGGTTAATCGTTATCTGGACAATCAATAATATTATAGCTTATGGTGCGTTGTGCATTTAAATCCATAAGCAATCTATTTTGTGGGCAATACTCTTGCATGAATAACATATCCTTACGTGAATGCTCAACTCTAATATGCTTCATCAAAACGCTCAATCCTTTTCTCTTACGCGCGCCTATCTTATCTGATACGCTTTGAGTGCGTGTAGATTGTTGACCAAAACAGTCAATAACTTCTATTTTTGGTACATTAAAAGCAAACTTTTTCTTTGTATATGTGTTTTGCAGGTCTTCCCATTTCATTGTTTCCGAATTCCAATTTGGCGCCATTTGAAGTGCAGTTTTTTTATTTCTTCTCATCTCTTTCCAATATTATTTCGTTTGTTGTTTTGTTGTTCTTTTTGTGTTGCCCATTTGCAATTGTCGGGGGAATAATGCCCATCATTGTTGATTCGTTCAATTGATAGTTTCGGGTTTGGTCGAGGTCCCATATCAATAACGAACTGCTCAAATGATTTCAGCCATTCAGGGCAAATGCTAATACCACGGGCACCGTAATGTTTGTACTTCGGATGCGTATGTGATAAACAGCGCCGTTTCATGTTCTTGTAAGTTGTTTTGAGTTGCAACACTACATGAAACGGATATCCTGTTTTTTGTGCGATTTGTTTAATTGTTGGGTTCATGGTGTTTCAATTAATTCAGTATATCCATCAGTTCCGTAATTGTGCATCATAAGCAATTCACATTCATTAATTTTAAACACTAAGTTTGTTTCATTTTTCGAAAAAATATCAACCGTTTCAGCATTTAAAATATTGCAAACTTCAACCAATTTGGAGATGTATTGATGTTGAAATCTAAGCCCGTCAATTTGAATTAACCACTTTTTGTCAACTTCTTTGTTGTGTGAATTTCGTACTTCACCATCACCATCGCAATATGGACAATCAAATTCTTGCTCAAAGTGATTGTAAGTCCAATCTACTTTTCCAGTTCCAAGGCATTCAGAACATTCCTCAATGTCATCTGTTAGTGGAGTTTCTGCAAGTGTCAATACAATGTCCGATACTTTGATTGTTTTTTTTGATTCTGATTCAACATAAGTTAGCACTTTTTCAATTGATATGATTTTATTTTCACTCAAATCTTGCAAAGGATTAACACCATCAGTCAATTCAATTGGAATAAAAATAGCATTATGCGAATTTGTTGCAACGGCTTTGTTGCCAATTTGGAATGGTTTTTCCATCCAATGGTTGAAAGCAACGTCTTGAGCAAGGAATAATTCCAAGCATTTATTGTATTTATTCATGGATCAATTCTTTAATGATTTCGTAATTTTTAGCTGAAATGTTGATTCCGGACAATAAGCGATAAACTGTTGAAAGTGAAACGTTGTGTTTTTCCGCGAATTGATAAGGGTGCAACAAATTCTTTTTAAGGTGTTGTTTGAGTTTGTTTTGCAAATTGGAATATCTGAATTCTCGATTTTTGCGCGTGTTGGCAATCATGGCTAAAACGGTGTTTTGTTGAATTCGATTTCAAGTCCTTTCGATGCAACGTGAACTGTTTTTCCTGTTGCTAATTCTGTTTTTTTCTTGAATTCTACTTCGTGTGAATTGCCATCAGAAAGGTGAATTAGCACAATGTTGTTGACGTTTGAAAGGTCGTTTGCTCCAAGGGTGCTCAAACATTGCTGAATGCTCATGTGAGAACGTCGAACGCGGTTTGAAATGTACGTGTTTGCATTTCCGTTTTCCTCTCGATTTTTGAGAATATCCTCACAATAGTTTGCTTCAATAATGATGTTGTTGAGGTTTGGGAATGTGTGCTTCAAATAATAAGTATCGGTTGCAAATAGAACATTTTCGCAATCTGGATGTTGAATATAGAATCCAATTGGATCAACTGCATCGTGGTTGACTTTGAATGTATGGATTGTGAAATTTCCAATGAATTCAGGTAAATCATCAACAAAAAGCGCTGGAAATCCTTTTTGCATTGATAGCTTATGGAGCGTTTTTTCGCTTGAAACAATTGGAATTCCAGCTCCCCAAACATCCCAAATGCACTTCGCATGGTCCAAATGTTCATGCGTCAATAAACAACCTACAAGTTTATTTAAGTTGAAATTGAGTGCTTTTTTGATTTCAATGAATGGAACGCCACACTCAATGAGCAATGCTTCATGTTCGTTTTCGAGAATGTAGGCATTACCTGCGGATCCTGAGTTAATGATTTTGAGTTTCATGGCTTCAATTCGTTTAATATTTTTTGAACTTCAACAACTAAATCATTTGGAATAAGATCAATTGTTTTTTCAAAGAATCCAGCAAAAGCGATGTAAGTTGAAATGTTTTTGTTGTGTAGTCTTTGCACCTCATCAAACGCGCTTTCATCGTCATTTGCTCCAACCAAATCGCGAATATCTTCTATTTCGCCTTTGTATGCTTCAAGTTTGGCTTTTGTGCTTTCAAGTTCTTGAATGAGCTGTGAATTTTGATGTTTAAGCGCTTCGATGTTTGAATCTGGATTTAAGGCGTTTTTTATTTTAATGTAAATTTCTTCAATGGAATGATCGCAAGAAATTACGCTTCCATTATTCAATCGAACATTTGTTTCTTCATTATTTAAAGGATTATGAAAAAATGAATGTACTGATGTTGCACAATGAACCTCAGTTTTTCTTGAAGTCAATTTCAATAATACAGGATATTTCATGTTTTTGTCAATTTAGTTTGAATTCACCTCTTTTGTAGAGTTCAAAAACTATATCAGCCTCATGAAAAGCATCATCTGCACCTCTGTGCTTTTCAATATAATCTGTTTTTCCAAAAAAGAATTCGTATGCTTCTTGAACATTTGGCCATTTATATCCACCACGCGGTGATGGTATTTGGCAAATGTTTGTTGAAATCTTCATAGGACAACCTAATTTTACAGGAAAAGTAAAACCTCTATTTTCCATAAATCCAAAGTCAAACACATTGTTAAATGCGGTACACCCCAATGGATAAGCATTAATAATTGATTGAATTGATTGTCTTTGAACTTCTAAATTTTTTGAATTTCTAATTTGTTCAACTGTTAAGTCTGAATTTTTCACAATCCAGCTGTTTTCACACTCTTGTCGCGTTATTCCTTTTTCATAGCAAACTTGATCGTAAACTATTCGTTTTTGACCGTTTGTTAAATCAAGTTCAACCATACCTACTTCAACAATTTTACCCCCATTGTTCAAGAATCCAGTAGTTTCAATGTCTATTATTAAAATTTTCATCTGCTTCAATTGTTGATAGCTCACCTTTTCTTTAATCGGTTTGCCATCTTGTAAATACTCAATGATTACGTAATTTAGCAACAAGTGAAGCACTTTGCATTCATGTTGCTTGTACTTCACTTTGTCGCCTTGCTTTATTCCAGACGCCATGATTTAAATTGGCTCTATTCCAAAACAAACATATCCAGGTGCTAATCCTTCAAATTCAGAAAGCACATAAGTGATTCTTCGTGAAAGCATTTTGCCTGTGTATTGTTGTTTGTTTGCTTCGAATTCGTGTAAATGCACGCGGTCGCCTACTTTGAATGTTCCATCGCTTGTGCTGCGTACTTCAAAATTCTTTTTTCCAGTTTCCACCGCCTTGAAATAATTTGGCAATGTTTTTAAATCGTGTACGGCCATGGCTTATTCAGTTGGGAAATCCATAACTCCAGCGGTTGCGTTTTGCGCTTGTACTGGTTGTGGATTTGGTTCTTGTTTTACTTCATTCACGGGAATTGTGAACGGTGTTGAATTGGCGTTGGATTCGATTTCCTTTGCAACTGAATCTTTAACCGTTTCCACTTGAATGAATTCTTCATCCATTAGTAAATGATAATCGGATGATGTCGCAATTGGTTCTTTGCATGATCGTGAAATAACCGTTTTCTTTGCCATTTCTTGACGGAAATTTTTGTGTGCTGGTGAATTTCCTTTTGTTGCGCCTTGTTGCCATGCTTGTTCGATTTCTGCAATGGTCATGATTTCGGTTGAAATCGTTCCATCGTTGTTGATACGAACGGCGTAGGCGCCTTTGATTTTCCCGTTGTCGATGTTTTCGAACTTTTGAACGTGTTTTGTAATTCGCTTCGTTCCGGTCATTACGTCGATTTCAAAATCGAATTCATCGTTATCGTAAATGATGACTGGATTGATTTGTTTTACACCTCCAACGCGTTTGGCAAGTGCAATTGAACCTTGATAGCTTCGTTGGAAATTCAATTGGTCACCGTACGGAATAAAGTAGCATTGATTTTTCGCTACATTCAAACCTTGCACAACCATGCGCATAAGTGAGTTTGCAATGGATTCACGTGTACACACTTCAAGAACTGGTTTTCCGTTCTTGTCCTTTAATTCAACAAGGTGCAAGTATGCGCTTTTCATTGCGTTTTCAGCTGAATAATCAGATGGAATCTTCAATTCTCCAGTTGATACCAATGCTTGGATTCGTGTTGTTACCAGTTCAGTAATGTTTTTTTCTGATTTCACTGGAGTTTCGACGTTTTTTTGTGTTGACATTTTGTTAAAATTACGCTCTGACAGGCGAGCAGCCTATTTAAAGAATTTCCAATTGTTTAAGCCCTGTTACCTTAATCAAATTAATGATTTGGCAATTCATCGGTTGTATTTCGGTAATTGATTCTCGGTTGTCAATGAACACGGGTGCAAATGTACCATAAGCAGATTGTAAAGTATTTACGATGTCAAGCCCAGCGTTGATTTGCAAGGCTGTGTTCATCGCTTGCCATGGTTTGCCGTCAATTGTAGCTTCGCAAATTGGTTGCTCTCCACCGTTCAATTGCTTTTCAAACATTTTGAATTTAACGTGTTTGAACATTTTGTTAACTGATAGCTCTACTTGCTCAATTTTGAATTTATTGAACGCATCGATTGCCATTTCAGTTCTTTCAAAGTCTGCAATTTGTTGTGAAAGTGTTTGTTGTTGATTGCGAAGTTCCGTTTCACGCTTTTGGATTTGCTCAATTTGAGATTTGATTGAGAGTTGTTGCTGCAGCTCTCCAATTTGCGTATTGATTGCGTGTAACTCGTTTTGTAGTGTAACCGCGTCAAATTCCTTTGGCGCTGGAATAACGAAGTTTTCAATTTGGTTTTGTAAATTCAAGTACTCTGGAGTTGCCACAAATGAAACATAATCGAGTACGGTAATTTCTTTTGTAGTTGCAAACCATGTATTGATTTCATTGATTTGCGTTTCAATGTTGGAATTTAGCGCCTGCAATGATTGAATTTCGCCGTTGATTTGCGTTGCACGTCCTGTAATTGTGTTCAATTCGTTTGCTCGCGCCTCATTTGCACGTTTTGCGATTTGTTCACGTTGGCTTTCAATTTCACTTTCATTCAAACGATTTCCACAAGATGGGCAATTTTCTCGGATCGCTTCAACCGATTGAATTGGTTTTGCGTTTAATTCAGTCCATTGAGCACGCAATGTTTCAACGTTTTTGCGCAATTCTTCAATGCGCGCAACGTTTCCAGCTTTTTTGCTTTCGAGTGTTGCAAGTTCGTTTTTCTTTGCCTGTACTTCATTGTCCTGGATTCGCTTGTTTTGAAGTTGTGCGTTTCGATCTTTGTTTAAGTCGATTTCGATTTGATTTTTAAGCGCGGTCAACTTTTGTTCCAATTGGAATTTTTCGGATTGCTTGTTTCTGATTGCTTCAAAATCCGCTTGTTGTGCCTTTTGCAAATCGTTCAATTCCGCTTGTTTAGTCGATTTATCAACGTTTAATGTTGATATTTTATCGTTTATTTCATCCCAGTTCAAAGGCTGTGGCATATTGCGGTTAACCTCATCCAAACGGCTTGGAATCTGATTTAATTCCTCGCGAACTTTTGTTTTTTGACTGAAAATTTTTGTTTTTTGGTCCACAAGTGACATTCCAGCATTAACCAAAGGCTGGATTTCCAAAACAGACGGATCCTGTGAAAGCAACTGATTGAACAAATCAATATCGGAAACGGTTCCGGCAATATCCGTCAAAATTTTACGGCGTTCTTTCCAATTGATTTGAGTGTTGAAATACAATGGATCGGTAATCATTCGAGCAAATGCAGGGTTAATGATTCCGTCAATGAATGCTTTGTATTCAGCAAGCGACTTTGGCACGTCATTGATGAATAATTGCGTTTCGTGACCGGTTAATTCACGTGTTTCTGAACCGCGTTTTTTGGTCCATTTTTCGGAGTAAATGCGCTTTAATTCAATAGGTGAGCCGTCAACAATTAACACGCCACTAACCTCGTGTTCAATATCTGAGGTTTGACCGTTTAAGTCCAATGTTTTGATTGGAAAGTCACTTTCGTTTTGTGAGTTTTTACCCCACAACAACCAGTTAAAGGCGTCGAAAACGGTTGTTTTACCTGTTCCGTTGTCGCCTGAAATGTTTGTTTGTCCAACTGGGTTAAAGTTGATTGTTAACGCTTGAATTCCTTTGAAATTACGGATTTGCAACGTTTGAATAAGAATTGTTTTCATGATGTTGTTTTTATTTTAGTGAAGTAGACAGGATTCGAACCTGTATGGTAGCTTTTCTTGCGCAACGGGTAGCAGCCGAACTGACTTCCAAAATTTTTCCCACGGGATTTCTCCTCACCGAGTCGTATCTACCTAATGCCATAGCGTCTATCCAATTCCGTCACTACTTCAATTATTTGCGCTTAACGTTTTCGCCCAACGGGGTTAATTAATTTCCAGAAAGTGCGTTTTTTAGTTCTGCTTTACTTTCAGCTAAATATAATTCATGTTCATCAAAATGCCATGGCAACGCTTTGTTAGTCATCGTATCGACCACTCTATAACCTGTCAACATTTCAAATTGAATTATAGGTTTAACTTGAAATCTTTTACCCTCTTTTTTATCTGTTGCTTTCATAATTCCTTTTTGTTTTTGTTTCTTCAAAATTACTTAATTAATTAATATAAACAAGCAAAAACTGAAAAAAAATTAAGAAATTTTCAAAACGCCTAATTTTTTGGAGAATTTTCCAGTATTTAAGCGTAGGCAAGATAGCAATTGCACCAAATTACGCTTATAAACTTTTGATCGCTGGTCATGCTTTGGATTCTTTCCATTCAAAACAACGCCGTTAACATGGTCAACGGCGCGATTTACGTAATGGTGAACATCAAACACAATAACGTCTTGAGTTTCGATTTGGCAATTCGGGTATTTCAACACCTCTGTTGCAAGTTCGTTAAATGTTAGATTTTGTTCCATCGTCAATAAAGTTGTTTTTGATTTCGTTTCTGAACCACAATTGAACGTCATGCTGGCATTTAATTGTTTCCGCGGTTGTTGAATTCAACATCATTTCGTCAAACTTTCGGATTTTATAAATCAGGTTTTTCGTGTGCTTTTGGCGAACTGCAGCTGGAAACACTTCATCTTCTTCAAGGTCTTGCAAATAGTCCGCTAAAACGGGTAAAATTGCAAAAACCGCTGTTATTTTTTGGCGTTGCTCGAGTGATAGATTATTCATAATTTTCTCCAATCTGTTTTTTGGTTTGTAATAATTACATTCATAGCAGCGTGCATTCTTGACACAATACGACCGCCGTATTTTTGCTCCAATACTTTGGGAGCGCAATTTGAGGTAATAAACATTTTCGGACTTTCGGGCAATTGTTCCCATGCATCCATTCTGTTTTTTAAAACAAGCGCCACGGGGGCATCTTCATTTCCAAATTCAACCGTTTTCGTGGGTTCGTCGCCTAAATCATCAATAAAGATACCGTATTGAGGTTTGCCTAATGTTACATCCCAATCGACTTGTTTTGTTTCGTAAATTTTGCGAGAACTCACAAATCTACCAGTTAGCTTGCACATTTGCATTTTGCTGTGAATTGCCTGCATTAGTAATGTTTTTCCAACTCCGAAATTCCCCAGCAACATAAGCCCCTTATGTAAATCCAAAGTTTTGGTTATTGTTTCATCTTGAATGGTTCGCGTGTAGGTCAATTCGTTGTCATCGGCATTTCTATTTAAATAGGCAAAAACCACTTTTAACAACCATTCGTTTTCAGGTGTAATCTGAAAGTTTCGTTTTCCTTTGGACCGTTGCAACGCCAAAATATTTAGCTCATTTAGCATGATTGCATTGAACTTCGTTTGATCCATAAGTTGCTCCGGACGTTGGTAATTCCCGTCAATGGATTTAATAATTTGGGAATTGATTTCGAATAGCGATTTCATTTTGTTAATTGCTTTAATTCGCTATCCCAGTCGGTACCATCCCCAGAATTCAAATGCTCAACTTGTCCTTTTTGTCCTGGAATGATGATTTCGTCGTTATAACATTCCCCGTTTAAGTAGGTTAAAGGGTGCTTTCGGTACTGTTTGTCTGGAGTTGATAAAACATACAACGGCGAATGTTCCAAACACTTTAATTGTTTTGCTGGTTTAAGTTTCAAGAACTTCTCTTTGCATTTCTTGTAACCTACTTTTTTGTCGTAAATGTTCCACCAAGTTTTAAATCTATTCAATGCTTCTGGTGAATTGTCTGTTTTTGCCATGTCATTAATGTTTGAGTTAGTATTCTGTTTTGGTCCGCGCTTCAAATACGCGGTTGTTTTTTGCGGTTCAAATGCTATACGCATTATTTCTGATCGAGTTGGAGGTGTGATTGATCTTTTACGGTAAAACATTTCAAGTGAATCAATGAAATCTTTGCAAAAAATGATTTTTTCGCTCCAGCACACCTCATCGAATTTACCAAGTTCAACTAATAATTCAATGATTTCAATTAGTTTTTGTTCGCTTACCTTGCAATACTTAGAAACATACGATTGAACCAAAGGATTTGATAAATTGAGAAAGTGGTATTCAGTTTTTCCCAGCAACTCGAGTATTTTGTGCCATGTGGCGTAACCATCATTGCCAAACGCACTTTCAACCGCCTGCATTTTCCGTCCATTGTGGACTGAGTGAGGATAGTAATCTACGGTATGTTTGAGTTTTCGACCCATGTTGCAACAATGATGTTTTTGTTTAGTCTATTAGGTTAAGTGAGGTTGCAAACCAAGGCAAACAACCCCACCACCTAACCAAATCGAAACCAAGTGCGTAAAAACACACATGAACGACTAAATTAGCTATTTTATAACTGTTTTTTTGAGTTTTGAAACAAAAGTTTTGAATTCCAATGGAATTGCTGAATCTTTTAATTTGCAGGGAATTAAAGATTGCTTTCTTTCGGAGTAAAACACACCCTTTCGCACGTGCATTGTTTTTGCGAGTTCTCTTTTTGCGTTTGGGCTTAATGCTGGAAATGCAATTGAATTAATTTGCTTGTACTCATCGAATGTGCCGTTATTGAAGCAGTTGCAATGTTGTAGGCTCATAGCACAATTCTTAAAGTTACACACGAAGACAAACCGCCTATTGAAGTCCAAACTGCATCCTTTACGCTTGGTGTTCCGTGACCTTGTTTGTCGTAAAGTTCTTTCGCTACGCCTGCCAAAGTTGAAACACCTAACCCAACGAAGAAAGCCGTGTTTTTGTTTCCTGTGGCTTTGTAGGTTAGGTATTGAGTAGTTCCACCGATAACCGCACCTGCAACGAAATGTTTTACCTTGTCGGGTTGGATTTGTGCCGTGGTTAAAAGTGGCAATAGTAATAAAATCATTGTTTTCATTCTCTAAAATTTACGTGAAATAATCAGCTTTCCATTTTGGGAAATCAAATAAAGGTTTTTATCCACTTTATGGATGAGTTCGTTCACAAAGTCATGCTCCAATGAATTACGGGTAAAACGTCCGTACACAGTGGCGTAATTCAGTTTATTTCTGGAACAAAAACGCTTTAAAGTCATTCCGTTTTTTGCTAAGAGCGCTTTGAATTCGCGCTCTATTTGCTGTTTTTCGTGTTGAGTTGTGTATTTCATAGATTACGCTGTTTTCTTTTGTGAGTGAGATATTTTTTCAATTACTGGCAATACTTTGCTTTTGACGTAGGTTAAAAGTTCATCATTTTGCTCAACTACACTATTTCGCTTACCGTACAATTGTAGAACTTTCAAACCCTTTATATCGATTTCACAAGTTGCGTAATGTTCGTTTTCTCTTTTAATCGAAATACACAATGAATTTTCTTTCAAAAAATAATTATTGGTGTAAACGCAATGCTTCAATTGGTCGCCTTCCATTTTAAAGTCGAAAATACTTTGCAAAACTGTAAACGTGAAATTGCGGTAACTCCAATTCAAGTGAAAAAATTGCGAATGAGTTTCTTTGTAGATTTTCTCATTTTCAATCATTTTTTCAAATTGCTTTTTTTCGTCCTCTTTACGCTGCAATTCTCTGCGCTTTTCGACCAACTTATCATGCGCTTCTTTCAAATTTGATGGAAACAAATATTTAGGGCTTCGCAAATCTTTGCCAAATGAATGAAGTAGCGTTAAGTAATCAAGCCATGTTCTGGCGTCTTCTACAATGTAATTATTTCGAATGGCTATTTTAATTGAGGGCCAACAATGGTGTATCTCCCATTGATTGGACAACATTACATTTAACAATTGATACTGACCGCATTTCGCTAAAGTTTCAGCTTTCGAATTATATGGAATAATTCGTTTTGCATCTTGGTATGTTAACCCTCTCAAATCAGAATTAATGCCGTAAAACGTGTACTCATCTTTGAATTTTGATGATGGATGAAATGCTTCCTGAAGAATTTCATACTTTCTTAGATTGTTTTTATTTCTGATTTCAAAATCACCACTCCATGACTCATGGCAATTATAATATGTACTATAATTCAGACGTGAAAACACTTCCATTTTACCATTTTCATGGTACCAATGCTGACACACTTCCATGCAATGTTCAACTTTTTTCCAACCTGCTTTATGTCCTGATGAAACTTTAAAATATCGAACAATTTCATACTCATTGATTAAATCCACAATTGCAAAATAAGCAAATTGATCAAAGGTTCTGTTTCGAGTATGTCTAACCGTTAATTGTTGCTTGCAACCAGTACATTTAATGGAATCACCAACAATTAAATTCGATTTCATTTTCTCTCCACAATCCATACAATATACTTGATGGGTTGTTGCGAAAGCTAAATGTAATAGACACTTATCTTGCGCCCAATCGGATTGTTTTTTTGTTAGCTGTGGCAAATATTTTGCCCAGTAAACAATATCATGTTGCAACTTTGTTCTTGGCTTCATAAGGTATTAAAATAGAGTTGGCTGAATCCAACCATTTTCCGCTACAGATGGAGTTGAAACTGGTTTATCTTTCTTTGCTTTTGGCTGTGGCTCTACTTTTGATGATGAATGTTTGACTGTGACTTGTGGAGGTGTTTTTGTAACCACCAAATCATTTTCCATGTAATAATGCACCGCCAAATCAAATATTTCAGAATCCGCAAAAGCTACTCTTTTTTGTTTTTGAACCTCGGAAACGATGTAACGACAACATTCGTGGATATCTTTACTCTCATTGGAGTAAAAATTCAAAAATAATTCATCTGTTTTGCATCTGTTTTCTAAGTATTGTTGAATTTGAATCTCAAACTCATTCAATGTTTTTTCAGTTTTTTTCATACTACATTCTCGACTTAAATATCGCGCACAATTTACCGTTAATTATTTCAGTTCGTTGTGGCTCTAATGATATGTATTGTTTTGATTTAATTTTTGCTGTGGCACCACCATTTGAAATCTTTCGCTCGACTTTTAAATCAATGTAGTTGATTTTACGTAAAAGTTCTGCAGCATCTTTAAGTGATACGCACTCAATTTCAATGGTGACTTTTTTAACGCCGTCTTTCATGGCTTAAAAATTATCAACCGGATCAAAATGATCGAACGGTAAAATCTCATAAACCGAACCATTGGTAAATTGGAAATACACCTTTCCAAGTCGTTTTCGGAGTTGTGACATTGTGTTAACGCTCATGTTTTCAATTTTGCGCAATTCCATGTTTTGATCCAATACGATAAAGTCTTCATCGATTGCTTTGAAAATCTTTTGTACCGTTTCAACCATGTGATTTTTTGAAGCGTTTAACTTCATGGTGACATCTGGTTGTGATACACCTAATTCAATCGCTAATTGTTTGCGTGAAATCCCTTTGGCTTTCATGATTAGTTCAACTAATTGACCAACTGTTAATGATGCTTTTACTTGCATTTCTGTTTGTTTTTAAAATGTGTAACTGTTTTGATTATTCTGCATACCATTGTTCGTTTTGAAACGGTAAGTCTTCAACACGTTCGTTGTAAACCGTGTCCGTATCAAAATTAATTGCATCCGATGGAAAGCTTGATTTTAAGTTTTGGGTTTGTTTCCCAGCGTGGCGAATCTCGATGAAATACCATGCAACAAGCGTGTACATACCAAGTCCAATAACTACCAAACCGCGCTTTGCGAATAATAATTGACGCTTTGAAAATGATAGCTTTCGAAGATTTAACGAGCGTTGGAAATTATGCACGTATGGATAAGACGAACACGGATGATCCCAAATCAATTGGAGTAGTTTTTCATCTGGAGTAGTTGGATTTACTTGCGTCATTCCGAACTGCAAGCGCGTGTTTTCCTTTGTTTCTAAGAATTCGATTTGACTTCTTAATTCCGCAAACGCTTGTTTATTGTACTTAAATTTCATGTTTCATTGCTTTTGTTGTGTACAAATATATTAATTAATTAATATAAAAAGCAAATTTGATGAAAAATAAATTAATTTTTTGGTCTAATTGGTTTGAATAGGTTTTGCAAAAACCTAATTGCCCGAAAAACGATTCTTAAAGAATGGCGGTTTTCATGCTAATGAAAAAGAAAGCCATGAATTAAGAATAAACTAAAAAACGAGCGTTCAGCTGATTTAATGTGATGGAAGAAAAATTAGATAGAATTATTTATTTGCTAGAGCAATTGAACTCAAATATTGAAGATTTGAAAAATGACATTTTTTTTCAATCAAACAAAAATACACTACCAGAAGATATCATTGATGAAATCATTGATTCTGCAAATTTCAAGATTGATGAGAACGGTAATGTAGTGAACGTTTAATCAATTCGTTGTTTACATATCTCTTTTGTGCTAAAGAAAGTTTTTGAAATCTTTCTCTATACTTTTCGCACCAAACCTCCCAAGTAACAGCTTTTTCTTCCTTTTTATTTGTTGATGAATTCGATTCAATGCTCATACTTTCCAGTTTTAACAGCTCGGCAATTTAACATAAAATTTCATTATAACCAACACGAGGAAACGAGTGTTTTATAATGGGTATTATGTTACTTTGCTCCTTTTTTAGTTTAAGTTTTTCGGCTCTTGAATTTTTAAAAAGATAGAGGATTCTTTTCGTTAGAAAATAAACTATCTTTGTGCTGTAAGCTAAAAATTCACCACCAATGATGAGGTAAATGTACAAAAAAAACCGATACTTTACAGCATCGGTTTTCAATCTTTAAATGTGAAATTTACTTTTCGTCCAAATCAATCAACGTGTAAGTGAATTTGTTACCCCACAATTTACGTGCTTTTCGAACAATTTCCATAAACTCATTGAAATCAGCTTCATTTTTGAACACTTGACAACCTGCGCTCCAATTGTCTACTTTGGAACTGCTTTTACCAGCTTTGTGAATGTTGATTCCAAAATAACCCGTTTCGGTTTTTTCCTCGTCGTAAATAGCATCTTTGTCGCCATCTCTCCAAGCTGTAACTTTTCCACCTGTTTGAACTAAGGCTTCATACTTTCCGTTGTGCATTCCGATTTGATATACACCTCGGTATTGTCCAGACTTCAATTTTGCCGTTCCTTTTGGATTTCCTAACTTCACTTGCATGAAGTATTTTCCTGGGTCGGTTGTAATTGTCCATTCATGGAATTTAATAATTCCGTTTTCTTTGTATGTTAGCGTTAATTTGTCGTCAAACAAATTAGTAACGGTATTTCCTGGTGAACGAAAACCAACAATGTTCAAATTGAAATCCCCATTTTCGAACCACGCAAAACCTTTCGCTTTTACGGCACTTTCTACACTTGTTGCATCCATAACCTACTTTTCAACTTTAGCACCATGCAGCGCGGCGAAAAACACCGACAAACCACCTACAATAACAATTACGCCATGCACCCAGCTTGGCAATTGAACACCGTTCGCAATGAAATACGTTTCCATGCTAACCAGCGCACCTGCAACAACGGTCAATAATCGACCGATATCCTTATTCTTTTTCGGAGTTTTTGATCTCCACTTTTGAAATACGTTCATTTTTTTTCTTTGAATTGGTTAATAATAAATATGACAACTATGGCACACAATGCACCAATGAAATAAGCCACAACACACGGCCAAAACTTACCAGCTCGCTTTGTTTTTTCGACCTGCTTAACGTTTGATCGATCGGTTTTAGCCTGTTGGATTTCAACTTTATTATTGGAAACAACTTGTTTCGTTTGCTCTTTAACTGTTTTGTAACGGTATTTCAGCACGTATTTTGGTACGTACTCAATAACCGGATTTGTTACAATAGAATCTCGATGAATAACAATAGTATCACCGCGCTCATTGACAATAGTGTCATGAATTGTAATAGTATCGACGTTGCACTTAAATGTACCGCCTTTTTGGTAGAATTTCTTTTCATGGAATTTTACGGAACAACTTGCAATCAATGCAATCAGTCCAATTATTAACACTTGTTTCATTTCGATTTGGATTTAGTTTTTCTTAAAGTTATTGATTATGAAATTTATAACCAAATCAACGGCTCTGTAACCTAATAATCCAATGCAGAACGCAATTGCAAGTTCAACCTTTTCACTCACTCGCAAAAACAACATGAACAAAGGCGTTAAGTGCATAGCCACAAGTCCACCAGCGATAAGATCAAGGCAAAAAACCCACCATTTGAAATCTTTATCCTTTCGTTTCAACACGAAAGTGCCTGCCATTCCCGACATGAATAAAACGACATCATATCCTATTTTTTTCAATTCTGTTAACCACATGGATAGCTAAGATAAGTAAAATTAATGCTGTGACGTATTCGTACCAGTTTACAACATACGGATCAAATAGCATTTCATCCACTAAGTTATTGATTGACACGAATAAAAAGAAAATGGTAGTGTTTAATTTTAATCGTCTTAACTTGATTCTAAGGCTTTTTAATTTAATTGTTTCGTTTGGTTCGTGCCGGTAAATTAAATTGTAGGTGAATAGCAATGTTACTACCAAAACAAGCGCAAAAGAACACCCGTATACATAATCAACACCGCTTAAATTCCAATGCTTGAATGAAATGGCAAGGTTCACATAAGTGAACCCCGCCAAACTTAACATCCAGCCAAATAAATAAACTGCAAATGTTCTCATGGATTTAGTTGTTAAAGCGTTTCGGACGACCTCCAATTACTTCGACACCTGTAACGATGGCTGTCAAAATTTGATCGTCTGTTGTTTCTTCTGGAAATTCAAACACTTGTTTTACGTCTCCAACTGTGATAGTTACCTCTTTCATGGTTTTTAAATTAAACAAATTATGCAAATGTAATAAATCCACTAACATCATTTAGTGTAATAGCGGTGTTATCAGTTAACCCCTTACCTCCTGTAATAGCAACGGCAATTGCTCCTGTGGCTGCAACTCCAATAGGCCAATCAACGTCCCTTACACCACCAGCTGGCACCATAAATTCATAAATTGCTGCTGTTGTTCCCAGTGTTACGGTAGTAGTGTTGAATATCTTAATGTATCGCGGTGTTGCTGCTGTATTCGATACGTTTAAACTCATAACTCGACCTGCAGTAGCCTTAATTGTTTGTAATGCTGGTGTGGCTGGACTATTCAATGTGGTTGGTGTTGGCGCGCCAGTTGCATTCGCACGTACTTGTAAACCAACATCACCAAGCAAGTTCGTACCTGCTGAAATTGAAGTTATAGTTGTTGAAGCTAATGTCATAACCTGCCCAGCTGTAGGTAGGTTGTTAGTATTAAACATACCTTGAACAACAAATGTTGTTGTACCTCCAGTTGTTGCTGTTGTAAGTCTTAAACGCAAATAACGGCCGTATATTTGTGTTGTCCAAATACCTGCTGCTGTAATTGTTGCAGGAGATGAACCAGAAGCAGTTGTTAAAGTAGATGTTGCAGCTGGATAAGTAGCATTATCGTTTGACCATGCTGGAGTAACAACACCTGTTGTGCCCATCGAAGTACATTGAATTGAAACTGAAGACAAACCAGTACAATCGATAATCAATAAATCCGAGTTTATTGCAATAACGCCAGCTTGTGAGTATGCAAAGTTAACTTGATCTGGCTTTTCAACTCTTAAGCCACCGCGAGTGCCAAGTGACGCTGGAAATCTACTAAAAAAAGTAGACCAGTTTTGCAACCCACGTTTAATGAATGAAATTATTGAAAAAGTACCAATGTCGCTTGAAGCAGCACTATCACTTGTCGAACCAATTGAGGCTATAATTTGGTCTTGTTTCGCACTCGTAGCACTACCAGTTGTATTGGTAATAATCGACAATAAACTAGCTTCTAAGCCGTCAGTATTCGCGTCGATACCTTGCAACTCTGTAATAACATTCAATAAGTCGTTGTGGTTAATAGTACCGTTCGCATCAATTTCAGTTAAGATGTCAGATAGTTTTGTTTCAACTGTATCCGTGTTTGCGTTGATTGCTGTAACTTGAGTTAAAATACTTGATAAACTCGCTTGAACCGTAGCTAAATCAATTTGATTACTAACCGTTACTGGTACTGGTGTGGCTCTTAATTGTGCATCAGTAAGACCTACACTTGCGCCACCACTTACAGTAACTGGACTTCCGGTATTTTCGGAACGCCATAAGTTAAAATCAGCATAAGATATTCCGTTTTCATCTTTAATGTTCGATTCGTCTATTTCGATTCCATCTGTAATTCCATTCAAATTATGAAACATCCACGATGTAGAACTGTTTAGCTTACGATGAACCATAACATTCGAAGCAAGACCTTCCATTTCTTCATTTGTGTCTGTATTTTCAATGAAAAAATAATTTCCTCGTACGTATATCTTATACATAACTAAATCGCATTAAATTGATAAAAATATCCTTTTTCGCTTTCACCCATCATTACCGTGGTATCGTTTCCAGCTATTGGAATTGCGTTTTGTGTTTTTTCAGATTGAACCGCCTTTACAGTTAACGTAATGCGAACTGCATTAATTGACGTTGAATCTTGACGGTCAATCTCACCGCTTTCAAATGAAGTCACATGGCTTGACATAATGAATCCAGGATCAAAATCTAAAATTTTATAAATCGGATCCTCCAAAATACCCATAACAACACCTGCAATGCGATGCGCTGCGATACTCGCCACTTCGTCACCGCCTTGATCATCCGATGAAACACCGTTTTGATATACATCAATGCTTATTATGAATGTTCCATCAGATTTAATAACCGTTTGATTGTCAAAATTTCCAGTTGAATTGGTCACAACCGCAATTGGCAATTCATCCGGCATTACAGGTTTGTAACGATGCGTGTAAACTGGCATTTGTGGCAAATCGTAAGTGATATTCGTTTGATAGCCGTATTCATCCGCTATAATGTACGCTACTCGATCGCGAATGATTTCATGTACGCGCGGTGCGATTGCTGTTGTAATCTTAGGCATATTCTTCTAAAAATAGCGTTACTAAATTAATGGTGTAATCTGGCTGCCATTCGTTGATTCTGTAAGTTTTTGAACTGCCGTCTGCATAAGCAATTGTAACCTTATGGTTTTTAAATGAAATTAATCCAGCCTGCGTTCTTACTGAAACATAGCCAGCATCAATCAATGATTGTTCATGCACACAAACCGTTGCTTTTTTTCCAGTAATTGGAGCGCCGTTTTCGTCAAATGTTAGCGAGTGGTCCGAATAATAACCAGCAACCGTAACAACTGAATTTGCTGGACTTGTAAAAGTCAAATCAACGCCAAAATCAACTTTATTTTGAACGAAAGATTGCGTATCAATTTTAACTTGCTCCATTAATCCCATGGACCAAATGTACAAAAAAAAGGCGTTCAATCAATGAACGCCTTTCAATATCAACTAACTATGTTTTATTTATTTCGCTGTAAGCAAATCCCAAAGGATTGATTTTCGCTCACTTGAGTCAAATTCAACACCTCTTTGCTCCAAAATAGCAATGATTTCAGGCTTGTGAATATCTTTTTCCTCGAAAACATCCACTAACTCACCATCACGCTCAACAATGAATAATGGCACCTTTGTCGGAGCTGGCTCTTGTGAAGCATCACCATCAACTGGAGGTAAATCCAAAATTGGCGGTTCATCAGTCGGAGCTGGCTCTTGTGAAGCAGGTGCGGACTGTTCTTTTTCATCCAATGGACGAATGTAACCGCCCGCCAAAGCCTCCGAGAAGTTGTTCAAATCTGAGGACTCTACATGGTCCCCAGATTTAAATATTTTTTTGCCCTTACCAGACAAATAAAGCGAAACTACTATGTGTGTCTTTTTCATGGCTCGATTCGATTAAGCTAATACTTGCACCGTATAGATGCGGTCAATTCCAACTGGAACGGCAACTGGAGCAGACTTAACCTCTTGAACGTGGTTTGAATGCTTGTTGTCGATATATTCACGTAAAATATAACGTCCACCGCTTACAGATGTGTTTGCGTTATCTCCAGGTAATTGAGGTACCAAAGCATAAGCCGTAACGAAGTTTGTAACCTCTGGCAATACGATAACTTTGTTTGACTCAATGTAGTACTGGAAGTCGCCGTTTGCATCTTCGTAACCCTCTGGGTAAGTCCACACGATAAATGTGTATGCACCAGCTGTTACACGACCATGTAATGAAGCGCCTGTTGCCATTCTTTGCGGTTCGCGAATTTCACCCAAAGTAATATCTTTCAATGAACCGTATTTCGCTTGGAATTTCGGATTGTTCAACATCGCATTCAAAGCATCGCTACCAAAAATCGCGTTGTATGTACCACCTTGAACTTTTCCAACCTCACGTAAGAACTTTCCAGCATCTTCAAGTGCCGTCATTGGATCAACTGTTGACGTAGACCAGTAGTTACCAGCACCCAAATCAACCATTGAACCAGCCTTACGCTTAAAGTCGATGTTGTCATGATTTGACAACTGAATAATTCCAGAATGTAAAATATCAGCACATTGCTTTTCAATTGCGCGATCAATTTTATCGGTCATATCCATGATAGCCTCGGCTTGTTCAACTGCTAAATTAGCCATCATTGCAGGGTCCAATGTTCCAAAAGCGATATCGTAAATATCCAACTCGTTAACATTTGAAGCCTCTGAATAGTGAGGTGGCTCCAATGTTTTCAACGTATCGCGTTTCTTTTTGTTTAGGTTTGATCCAGTACCGCGTAATACGTCAACGGCTATTTTTTCAGTTCCACGCTTAACTGCAATGCTTACAAACTTTGTATTGCTATAAACAGGAGGGAAAAACGATCGTAAAAACGATGTTACCTGAGTGCGCTCAGCATATACCGCAATGATTGCATTGGTCAATACTTGACGTGCATCATTAACGGAAACTGACATAATTGCTACACCTGAAACTTTAGCCACACCCAAAGACGCAACCGTCATAACGGCGGTAACTGCCAATACATTGACCGCGGTCAACTCATTTGGCTCAAAAACTGCGGTTGAAATCGTTGCAATTGCAAAAACCGCGAATAATAAAGAAAATAACTTTTTCATCTTAACTTGAAAATTAAATGATTATTGATTGTCGTAACCTGACAACTCCTCAACTGAACGTAGGATAATTCCAACCGTATCTGATCCAATGCGGTCACGTAAACGGCGTGAAGAAATAACCGTATTCAAAGTATCGCTACCTTGTAACTCGATCATATTCTCATCAACCTCACCTGACACGCAAATACGAACCTCGATAGTATCTCCAGCGCCAATTGTATAATCAGTCGCTAAAATTCCAACCGGAAATTGAGAACCATCTGAAGCTCCACTTGCTAATGGAGTCAACAAACCAGTTGCCGAAATTCGACCCATCAACGTACCAGCTGGCAACGTCAAATCGTCGTAATCGGAATTGCTTACGTTTCCTGAAATGTAATCGTTATTGAACAAAAACATTTTTGAAGCGTCACGGTTTGAAATCAACATTCCGCCGCTTACAGTATTAGTAACACTCATCTTTTACTCGATTAAGATTTAATACCCAATTGCGTCTTAATTGACGCTTCCAATTTCTGAGCTTCCGACTGCTCACCATCTGCATTTGGAGGTGTTTGCGCACCTGCATTTGCTCCTGGAGTTTCTTTGCTTTCAGCTTCTAAACCAGCATTTCGTTGGTTTGAAAACATTTTCAAGCTAAATTCAGCCATTGCCGTTTGTGTTAAAGATTCGCCACCTGCGATACCATCTTTAACTGCTTTTGCGTCAACATCGATGAATGCTGTCCATGCACCAACGCGGTCGCGTTCTTGCGCCACACCCAGTCCAATGATTTCAGCAAACAATTCAGGATGTTTCGCCTGTAACTCTGATCTATTCATCACTATTAAATTTACATTTTCAGTACCTGCATTTACAGGATTTTCAGCTACAATTGCAGCGACAAAAAGGTTTTCAACCTCATTTGACGAAGCTGCTTTTTTGTATACATCGCTAACCATTGAGTTAATTGAAGCTGCTTTTTGAGGCGTTAGTTTGTTGACCGTTTTTACCAATCCGATTTTCTTTGCTTCGTCTGCTGTTAAATAAACATCAATGCGCTCATCCATTGAAAACAAGCGGTTAACGGTAATTCCGTTATCTTTACAAACTTTCAACGCTTCGAATTTGGCAACGTCAATCTTAGCTTCAAACGCTTCACGTAATTTCTTGTTTACGTTTGCAAGGTTGGTTTTTTCAGCATCTGACATCCACTCTTTTTCGTAGTAAACGCCATACGAAGCACGATGAAACATGAATTGAGAAACATCAAAACATTCAACCGCATCTGCATAAAGGCAAATAAACGCCCCCATTGAGTATGCTTTTCCGTCAACTTTCGCAACTTTTGTTCCTTGAAATTCGTTGAATTTACCAATCATTGCCCAGCCATCCTCAACCGAACCACCACCCGTATTAATACGCAAAGTAACCGCGTCACCTTCAATCTCGCTAAAAGACTCAAAGAACTCTCGCGTGTTTTCCGAATAAATAGGACCGTAAATTAATACCTCATTCATACTGCTAATTTATATAAATTCTCAAAAACAATAGGTTATTTCGATAAAAATATTATTTCTGAGGTTGTTGCACTTGCTTTGGCTCTGTTTTAATTCCTAACGTTTCAGCCGTTTTTAACTCATCAGCAAATTGTACCGCGTTGCTATCGCTGTCACCAGTTCCGAGCATTTCAGTTGCCAATTCAGCCGTTGTTAATGGTATGTTTTTACCAGCTTCACCCAATTTTAAGCGTTCAGCCTGAACCTCAACAAGTGGATTAATATGCGGGAAATGTGGACCAGTAAAACGCGCACGCTCGTAACTTTCCGTTACCATAAAGTCGCCGTTTTCGAATGCACTTAAATATCCAGGTGCTTGAATTTTGTTTTTCAAAATTTCGGTGTATAACCAAAACTTGTAAATGTAGTTGTAATACTGAGCGCTGAAAAATTCACGCTCAACGTCCATCGAATGATCCCAGTCTTTTGTTGCCGCGCGTGAAGCTGAAAAAGAATCGTTGTAAATTGACAACGCCACGTTTGGCGGTATTCCAATTGCCGAACAAATAATATGAGCATTTGTTTGGTAGAATGTTTCAAACCCGTTTAAGTTGTTCGACTGATTGATTGTTTCAATCTTTGCACCTTTTGGGTTGTTGTAAGCCATTTTGTTGGTTGTGGCCGCTAAATTTTCAGCTAATTTTTGACCCAAAGCATCCACAGGATCGTCAATGTTTCCATCACCAAATGTTTTGGCCATTTGATTGAGCATTGGCGAACTACCATCTGAGAAATTCTGATGTATAACTTGGTAGGCCACTTTCGCTACTTCTTCAGCTGACGCAATAGACGCTTCTTGGTACCGTTCGATTTTTTTAAGCGATTCCAAAACGGTGGTTACAACTGGCAACCCTCTATGGTAGTCAAATCTCCATCGTGTACCTTTGACCAAAAAAGCCGTGCGAAGTCCAGTAGATGCCGAATAAGCTGGAATAAACTCATATTCCAAAGTGTTTGGCATACAAACCCAGTAACCAACCGTGCGACCTGTTACGCTAATTTCAACGCCGTTTGAAATAATGTTTTTGCTTGTTGGATTGACTAAATATTGACCTTTAACGCGCTGGCCGTCGATCACTTGAATTTTTACCGTGTTGTTAATGTAGCGAATAACAACCAACTGATCACCGCCAATTTTTGAACCGATATAAACGGAGCGTGTTGTTTCGGCAAAAGTATCTTCATTGGTAAATGATGAGTGTTTCGAATTCGCCCAAACATCAAATCTACTCTCAACAATATCGTTGAATTTTTCGCTGGCTTGTTTGGTCATTTGAATTCCCTCGCTTTCCAGAACAATGCGCGCTGGATTTGCTTTTAGTTTCAAACCTTGGTCAATAATCCATCCCACCCACTTATCGGCCACCGTTTTTGCAAGTGGGGTTTCAATATACGCCTGCCATGCGCGCGTTGATAGCTTGTAATAATCTGGAATGTACGATATAATTGGCCCAATATTGCCTAAGTTCTTTTCACCATCAAACGGCAACACACGGCTACCAATTGGCGTAATGTTCGAATATTCCAATACAGCTTTTAATTCGCTCGATTGATTTTCAATTCTACTTTGCAAATCAATAATTTGCGCGCTCATTTCGCGCTCCGATCGTGTTTTAATTCCTAAAAATCCCATAATTAACAACCTCTATTAAAATTGCGACCATCAACCAATCGAACCATTCCAGTTGTGCCGTTGATTTTATTCATGTAGTACGTACGTAGTCTTTCGAAATCTTCAACCGACTTAATCACACTCGAAACAGATGTGTATTTTACGCGTGTACGTGTTTGGCCCGTGTCCAACTCATATTCGGCATGATTTCCAGTTGATACCGATTTCATTGCTGTTGTCATTAACTCATTAATGATTGCGTCAATTTGAGCAATTAAAGCCAAAATTTGCGCTCTATTGCGTGTATCTGTTGGAATTTTATAAACAAGTAAATTCGTCATAATGTTTTGAATTCGTTTATTTTGGCGTTTGATATATCGGCTGTAGATTGCGTTCCTGGAGTTGCTGTTGGTGAAGCTGCTCCTGCTGGCGTTGCATGAATATGTGAATTAAAAATAGTAACTAAATTATTGAAGTCTGCTTTCAATTGATTAAATCCGCTTTCCAATTCTTGGTAACGTGTTAAATTTCCATTCGTGCCACCAAAATGAATTTCGCCATTATTTTTGAAATGAATGTAAACTTTTAAATTTCCGTTGTCATCCGTTGAAAATACACGGCTCTCTCCAATATCCGTCAATGCTTCTTTTGGAATGTAACCAATAACAACATCATCGCCAATAACATCAGTCGTTGAATACACCGCAATTGTGTCCTTTACTGGATTGCTTTCAAATCCATAAGGCGTTGACTGCTTGCATTCCCGAACATCACTTTTACCCATGCGCAAAAACTTTGGTAAAACCTTACCATTTGCAAGTCGCGTTTGAAGTATTTTAACAAAGTTCATTTCTATGGGTGCATATTTATTCCGGCAAAAATAGATTTTGCCATTTCATTATTTACCACTTCCGGAATAACACAATTAAGCGTTGCCGTTGTTTTTTCACTATCTCCAACGTAGTCAACTGAACGAATAAACCATTTGGAAACGTTGTAAAGATACAATTCTGGTGCAATTATTTCAAGCGTATTGTTTGGCTTAATGATTTTGCCGTCAATTTCCCAACGGTCCGTTGAAATCGTAAGCGTTAGATTTTCCCATTCTGCAGCAAGTTCACGAAGTGCCACCTCTTGCGTGTCCACATCATCGCCGCTACTTTGAGTTACTGTTTTTGGTCGGTAAACAACTGGACAATAAGGGTTCTTAACGGTGTATTCCCCTGCATTACCACCGTCCGAACTCGCTTGTTTCATTACCGTAATGTGAGAGTGCACACCTTGACCGTTGAAATTCAACGCGTATTCAGTTCCTGGAATCATTCCGTTGGAAAAATCCAAACTTAAAATTGGTTTTAAGTCTGTTTTTGCTTTCGTGAAAAGTAGGTTTCCTTTTTCATCGTGCGAAATAATGATCTTTTTTTGTTGTGCAAGTGTCTTTAAATATCCTGCAATTGTGTCCGTTTCGCTCGCTGTTGACGATTTAAGCGCCTTGCTTGCCAAATCTCGGACGTCTGGATCAACAATTAAATCAATTCCGTATTTTGTTCCTGCATTCCATGGAGCGGTTAATTTTTGTGCAATTTGAATTAAATTCAAACCGTCCGATTGCAACGGGTATAATTCAGGTGGAATATTGCAATCCTCAAAAAAACCAGGCTTTGAATACCCGGAAATCGTTGCAAGTGTTTTTTCTGATCGATACGTAAAGTTTTGGCTCAATGCAAATCCAGTAACAAGAACCTCATCATTGTGTTCAACTTTGCATTCATGAAAATGCGTTACGCACGCTAATTCTTTATGGTCCGGATTATTCGGATCAAAATAAAAGCTAAATGAAAATGTTGATCCAAACGCATCATAATTCAGCGAAAATTGAAAGTCGCTAAAAAATTCAACCGTTCGCCACTTGAACCGATCATTTATGTGTAGCTTCATACGTAGTAAACTATTTTACGACCTTTTTCCACTTGAAATGTTTCTGAAAGGCCGATGTTATTTGTTTGAGCAAAATAATCAATTGTAGAATCATCCTCGCTTAATCCATAAAAACGGTGCGCCAAAATGATTATGTTCGAATCTTCTTCGAGGCAAATAATGCGTTCTTGACGTGCATTTAACGCAATTTCGTAAAGGTTTGAAACAGCATAATTTACCGCGTAATTTAGTGAATCAATAAACGTAGCATCTGGCAAATAAGAATCAGACTCAAAACCATTTACCGTTTGCAATGTTTGCAAGTTTTCAATGAATCCATTGTAATAATTAATCACCAACTCAATGACATAAATTACATCAACGGAATTGGAATAGTCGCCACTTTGAGGTGTAACGGCTGTGTCAATTATTCCATTAATAATGGATCCTGCTTGCTGCTCAAATATCTTTTTTTCGTTTGGCGTTGTAATGTTTTCAAGTTTGGCGTATAAAATTGCCAATTGACTTGCAAAAATTGAAATCCGTTCTTTTACTGAAAGTGAAAATTGTGCTGGATGGTTGATAAAATCATTCACCAAAGTAATTGCGTTTCCAGCAACACTCATTGAAGTATTTATTGACTGGTAGGCCTTTTGAAAAGCATTGTAATAATTCGCTGAAATCGTGTTGTCAGTCACAACACTTGACGCCTGCGTGTACATTGAATCAACATTTGATTTCATTAATGTAACATCGCTTACCGATGGCGTGATTTGAGAATTAAAAAACGTTTCATTATTAGCACGGGAAAGTGTCACAATCGAACGTGCATTTTCACCAGGTCGCAATACTGTTTTTGGGCCTGCATTGGTAAGCGACTCAACAACCGTAACATCAACCTTTGTAATTCCAATTGACGAAGAATCAAACGCAATACTAATTGGCTGGCAAACAATCAAACCGTAAATTGGGTGCAATACTTCCCATGGTCGAACATCGCTACATGATGCGTCAAATTCGTTCCATTGGTCAATGTGGTTTTCACCCTGAAAATAAAATTCAAGTGGGTACCGTTTTCCTTTTCGCAATCTTCGATCAACTTTCGTTCCGTCAACCTCTGGAAAATGGAACTCCGAAATGTTGAAATCATAAGAACCTTTGACCGTGTCCAATTTGTAAAGCACATCATACAACTTGCCATCGCCCGTTGTAATTTGCATTTTTGATTTTATCTTTTCAACCCAACTCATACTTTAAGGTGTTTTTGAAATTGGAACTCTGAATTTTCTTTGAATATTTTTTCAACTTTTTTCATGGTGTGGTTTGTAGCTTCCTCCATGAAATGTGTTGCTTTTACGTCAACTTTACGCCCTTTTTTCACATTATACAAAGGTGTTAATTTCAGTTGCAATTTACGCGAACGAATGTTTTGCGCTAAGCGATCAACACGAAATAACGTGCGCCCACCGTTTCCAGTTCTATGAGCTAAAACAAGCCCATCGCCTTTGGTTTGTGCGTAGATTGCAGCACGAATAAACTGTTGCTTTTTATTTTTTGCTGAACGTCTGTTGGTTTGTGTAATTCGCTTGCCATTAATAGCCTGCATTGAAGCGGTTCTTCGAACAACTTTATTAGGTGAATTTCCAACCCTTGCGCGG